CAGGAATCTGGGTTGAGGTCGAATGCAGTCAACCCAACCTCCGGTGCAGAAGGCATCGCTCAGTGGACCGGCAGCCGCAAGGAGGCCATGATCGCCTCTGGCGCTCGCAACAACTTCGACAAGCAGCTGGAGTTCATGTGGAAAGAGCTGATGACCACCGAGTCAGAGGCAATGTCCGCATTGAAAGCGGCCAAAACCTTGAATCAGGCTTTGCTCGCTGCTGCCAAGTTTGAGCGCTTCGATGGATACCAGCAGATCGGCTCTGGCACCGAATGGGGTGATCGAATTGGGTACACAAAGGGAATCTTGGGCGGTGCAAGCCTCGGAGGTCAGCAAGTGGGCCCTGGCACCATGGCAGGCGGCATGGGTATTCAGCCGAAGATCATCAGCGACGCTGCCAAGGCAACGCAGGGCTTGACCGGAATCAACAACCAGTGTGCTGAGGCGGTAAAGCGCTTTATGAAGGTGATGGGCGTGAATGCGTCCGTGATGGATAAGACCGCCGTGTCTGCCGAAAAGATGGGCATGGTGATGACCGACTGGTCACAGCTCCGGCCAGGTGACATCGTGGCTCGTGGAGATCGGGGTAAACCCGAGCACGTCGGTGTTTACACCGGGGGATCTAACGTCTTCCACCAGAGCGCTTCAAGAGGACTGCAGGCCGGCAACTACGCTGATCTCGGCTACTTCAAGCAGAAGGGATACTTCATCCGACCAGGTACTCAGTCCCAGATTGCCGATATGGGCACGGGTACAGCCGAGAAGCCCCAGCTCGACCTCTCCGGCATCGACATCAAAGCTGACACCTCTGGCCTCGATTCGCTGAACCAGAAGATCACGGCACTGAGGCAGCGCTTCGTTGAGCTGAAGGCTGAAATGCTAGAGGCCGACTCGGCGGAGAAGATGAAGGCCATTGTGGGCAAAATCTTCGGCGCTGTAGACCTGACAGGTCTAAGAGAGCAGGAAGCCTCCCTCAGAGCTCAGAGAGATATCGTCTCAGACATCACGGATCCCGAGAAATATCAGATCCTTGTCGATATGAAGGGCAAGGAAGCCGCTAAGGAGGAAGCCCTTGCGATCTACAGAGAGGATGCGCTGAAAAAGCTGAAGGCTGGAAAGATTACACAAGAACAGCTAGACGCAATCGAGCAGGAGATTGCCGACAAGAAGGTCAAGTTCCTTGCCGATCTCGAAAGGGAAAAGCAGCTACGCGAAGGAATTCTTGATCTCCAGCGCCGAGCAGCCATGATCCCGCAGATGAAAGCGGACATGGCGTCCTCCGCACTTGGTTTCAACCAGGAGGTAGCAACCAGACAAGCGTCGATGAACGCTCAGATGTTCTACGACCCCCGTCAGCAGAGAATGGCAAACGCTGAGGGTGCCATCGAGTCCTACAGGCTGAATCTGACCCAGAACGACACTGTCGAGATGGGTCCGGCGCAGCAAGAAGAATTCAACAGGTACCGGGAACAACAGCTTCTGCAGGCCAACCAGCTTGGCGAGTTGGACGCCATTGAGCAGAAGATGGCAAGGCTGGCAGAGGTTGCTGCCGGTGTGGGCCAAGCCATGTCGCAAGCATTCACCTTTGGCGTGCGCGACATCATCACAGGTGCCAAGACGGTGAACCAAGTGCTTGGTGACATGTTCCAGAGCATCGGCGACTCCTTCATGCAGATGGCCGCCCAGATGATTCAGGAAATGATCAAGATGCTGATGTTCAAGGCGCTGATGGGAATCTTCGGGCTTAGCACCCCCAGTGGCGGTGGAGGCGGATTTCTCAGCGGCCTGTTCGGTGGGGGAAGCAGCCCACAAGCCCTTGTACAAGGCGTTGATGTTCCGCTGGGATCAATGCCGGCTGGAATGGTGTTCAGCGCCAACGGCAATATCCTGAAAGGCGGCTTCCAAGCCTTTGCCAAGGGCGGCGTAGTCAACCGTCCCACGCTCGGTCTCGTGGGTGAAGGCGCCTACAACGAAGCCGTGGTGCCTCTACCCAACGGCAAGGCCATTCCCGTTGATATGAAGCAGCAGGCCGGCAATACCGTAAACACAAACATCACCGTCAACGTCGATAGCCAAGGCGGCACTCAGACTGAAATGACAGGTGATCAGGCCGGTAAACTCGGGAAAGCAATTGATAACGCGGTTAAGCGCGTCATCCTCGAAGAACGGCGTCCTGGAGGTATTTTGAGTGGCCGATAGAACGCTATCCCTTGACTTAACCCTCAGCGTTACAGAGAAGGTTAGTCACCGCATCCGTAAATTCGGGTTTGGCGAGGGTTATGAACAACTCCAAAAGGACGGAATTAACACCAAACGCACGGAGTACGACATCACCACAAAGCCACTGACTGTGGCCGATGCGGGCACCTTGCGTACAAATCTGGATCTCGTAGCGGGGGGAGACTATTTCCTCGCGACCCTGACCCCGTTCTCCAACACGCAGCAAAGATACCGGTTAAAGAACGGAACCTACAACGAGCAGATTCTGCCCTCCACAAACCGCCGTATTTTCACCTTCACCTTGAGCCTAGCCTTCGCGCCCTAAGACAATGGCACGCTACCCCGTTGTCAATGCTGCGACCCTCGTGCTAACCAATCCCAGCACGGGTCCACTACTAACCGCGGTTCAGACTTTACAGGCAGCAGAAGATGAGTTTTATCGAGACCGGAGGAATCTGGTTAATTCCTACCCAATGAAGACAAGAGATATAACCACAGCGGAAATAGAGGCTCTATACGACGAGAATCTTGGCAACGAGCCTTGGCGCTACAGAAGCCGATTCGAGGCATCCGGAAGCACTCTTAGAACAGGTTCTTACGACAATACCGGCGACGGTTTCTCGACTGCAGCAAGCCATGCCGAACACTGGGTGCAATCTTGGGGAGAAACACCGATCAGCGCAACATACCCAGAAACCAGAAACAACGCATTCCTATTTGATGAAGAAAGGGGTGCTGCCTGGGTCGACTTGATCGTAAAGTTCGGGTACAACAACGGCTTCACAAGAAAAGGCAGTAGCACCACAGCCAGCATCACATCTGGAGCTGGTGACGGAGCAAGCACGACGTATTACACCGTCTACCAGGGATTCGATGTAGAACCCATCGCTTACAACGGGCGCGGAGGTCTTTCAGGGTTTCAAGCTCACATGTTGAAGCTTGTGGGAGACGCCTACGAAGACACAGTCAGAAGTGCGCTAAACAGCTACAACAACAACCTTAATAACTACCGCAACTCCAACGGCAGCACAACGGAAGCCGGTTTCAACAGCAACTCTGCCTCCCAACCCTGGAGCGGTTTCACTGGCCCAGCAGGCGGGTATAACAGGCCCAACGAACTGGTTGCTGATTTAGTACGTGAAACGCGGGGAACAAACTAATGAAGGAAGACGCACTCATCCATCTATTCATCATTGACGGAAGCCACCTCAGCTCATCGTGGGGCGGCAAGCTGTTCCTAGTGTCACCGGAGCAAACGGGAGGCAAAGTAGTCCGCTACATCGACGACGGCGGTACATTGGTCAACTACCAGCCGGTACCCATCCAGGCGACTGACTTTGAAATCACGGGTAGTAACCGCCTCCCCACCCCGAAATTGGCAGTCGGAAACGTAGATGGTCAGTTCACCAATCTCTCCTACGACTTTGAGGATCTAATTGGATTCAGGTTGTGGAGGATCAGGACGTACAGTAAATACCTTCATTCTGTCGGTGGAGTCCAGCAGCCGACCTACAACGCAAGCGCTTACTTCACACCTGATTTGTGGTATTTCAACCGCAAGACAGAGGAAACAAAGCTAGGTGTCATCTACGAATTGGCATCAGCCATGGACCTTGAGGGTCTCTCCATACCTCAACGTCGCATTTACCCCAACTACTGCCCATTTGCTTACGGCAGCCCAGAGTGCGGTTCCACCTCATCCGCCGTTTCATGTAACAAGACCCTTCAGGCTTGCAAGAACAGAAACGCGGAACCTCTTCCGTTCGGGGGATTCCCTGCAGCAAACATATGACCCTGCCCCAAAACATCGCTGAACTGTGCTTGTCGACGCTGCCCCATGAGGCATGCGGTGTGGTGGTTGATGGAAAAGCAGTGCTGTGTAGAAACACATCCGATAAGCCCGACGTTTCCTTCGTCATCTCCCCGGAGGATTACCTGCGCTACAGACCGACAACGATCTTCCACTCACACCCCACAGGCGAAGAGGGGTTTAGTGATCACGACCTCGCTGTAGCTGCGAACATGGAATTAACCTCCTATGTCTACATCGTTGAGGCTGACAGGCTAGAGCGATGGAGCGCTGAGGAAGGACTTGCGGTATTCGAGAACGTACTCAAGAAACGATGAAGATCATCCTGGAAGGTGTCGCTGGCAAAAGATTTGGCCGCGTCCACAATCTGTATGTCCACAGCCCCCAGGACGCGATCAGGGCGCTGTGCCACAGGCTTCCAGGCTTCCGTGCCTTCTTAGAAGGCTCACACGAATTTGGTATTTACTGGCAGATCCTCACCAGCAACAACCAAGAAGGGATTGGATATGAGGATTTGGGCTTGGGATGCCAGGAGATGGTCCTCGTCCCGGTGATCACCGGTTCGATGAGCCTCTGGAAGAACATCCTCACCATCCTGATCGGTGTAGCCCTTGTGGCCTTTGCCTTCACGGGATTTGGTCTGGTGACCTTCGGAGCCGTCGGCACCATTTCTGCCGGCATCCAGGGTGCCATCGCCGCACTGGGCTTTGGCTTGATCTTTACAGGGGTGTCAGGTCTTCTCAGCCCCGGAACCCCGCAGCGGGGTAAGGACGAGGGCAAGGAATCTGATGCCGCCGTCTTCGACGGGGCTTCCGCAACTGCCAACCAAGGTACTGCCATCCCGCTGCTTTACGGCACGTTTCTCGCTCAGACGATGCCCATCATCAGCTCCTACATCGATGAGAACAAGGGTTACTACCTCGGTGTTGTATCTGAAGGGCAGATTGAAGGACTGGCAGGTCCAGCCTCCGACAATTTGTTCCTGAACGGGACAAAACTTGGAAATATCAGTGTAGATAACGTCGAAATCACCGATGGGGAACAGACCGGAAATCCCATCACATTCGTTAAGTCAGGTGGCTTCCACTTATCAGCAGGTGCGACTCTGCAGGCAATCACAGAAGGGAATGACCCGAACCAACAGGTCGTCCGATCATTCGCACAAGACTACGCTGACAACCTTCAAATCCGACTGACATACGGGCCGTGCTACATGATTCAGAGTCATAGCGGCGAAACATCCGCCTGGACTCGTTACAAGCCGTACACCGATAGAAACAAAAACAACCCACTGCAGTACAACGTCCGCGTACTCAACGGTGACAACGCTATTGTTTATGACCAGACATTTACAAGGGGTTCAAACGGTCCAGTCAAAGCACTGAAGCTGCAAACCATCGACATCAACATCACAGACCAGCCGATCCCCATTAGCATCATCGTTACTCGACTGGATAGAGGAGAAATCCCCGACCCCGAAACAGTCAAAGATGGGGAAACTACAGTCGACAACTATCAGTGGGTCAAAGGTGATGTCAGCTTCGTATCAGCCGACGTCACATGGGCCGAGCGCCTTCGCTACCCCAAGACAGCCCTGCTTGGGATGAAATTCAATGTGTCTGAGTTCACTCAGATGCCTACCATCCACGCAAAGGTGCGAGGAATTAAGGTTCCCACCGTCACCAGTGGCCTGAGAGTCACTTACGCCCATAGCGACAACCCGGCGTATGTACTCCTCGATCTGCTAACCAACGGACGCTATGGGGTGGGAGGAAGAACGTACACAAAGACCATTGGCGGAGGTGGCACGATTGTGCAGCCAGGAATTCGGATGGAGGATATCGACCTGGCAGCTTTCAAGAATGCCGCCCAGTATTGCAGCGAGAAGGGGATCACATTCAATGCCTATGTCGACGGAGTCTCCGATGCCTATGACCTACTCAAGTCTGTGGCCTCAACCTTTCAGGCACAGATCTACTACGCAGGCGGAAAGATCTCACTAACCATCGACAAGCCTGTTGCCAACGATTCCGAATACCGGCTCTTCTCTGAAGCCAATGTCATTCAAGAGTCCGACGACAACGGCGAGATCTCAAGCCCCTGCTTTGTCTACGAGGGTGTGGCAAAGGCGGCGAGACGCACCATAGCCAATGTCAGCTACATCGATCCAAATGACTATTACAAGGAGAAGAAGGTCTCGGTACACCACCCCGAGGCTATTGAGCGTTACGGGTATCGTCCTGTCGACGTCAGAGCCTTAGGCTGCACCAGTCAAGAGCAAGCCGCCCGTCTCGGTCGATACATCATTGGGAGTGATATCTACAACAGCGAGACAGTTTCGTTCAAAGTAGGAACAGAGGGCGCCCTTCTTCTCCCTGGTGACGTCGTCATCATCGCTGACGGGAACAAAACCCCCGGAACCTACGGCGGCCGCATCCGTTCAGCAAGCACAAACAGCGTCGTGATTGATAGAGATCTACCCAGCGGCAGCTACAGCGGTAGATCGCTCTACACCTATGGATCTTCAGGGGTTGTGCAAAAAGCAACGGTCAGCAGCGTCTCTGGCAGAACCCTCAACCTCTCAAGCAGCTTCTCTTCCACACCCTCCAGCCTCCACCTCTGGATCATGGTGGACGAAAGTAATGGCAACGCTTTCCGCCGCTACAGAGTCCAGAAGGTCTCTGAACAATCCTCAGGGACATACGAAATTATTGCTATCAAATACGACCCTCGGAAGTTTGAGTTCGTCGAATCCGATGCAGGCAACCTGTCCAGCAGAGGCACCAACCTCTTCTCCCCTGCAGGAACGCCAGCATTACAGCCGGCTGGAATCACCTTTGGCATACGAGTCAACCCCTAATGGCTTTTAACAACACGGTCGATGTCCGGTGGCGAAGCCTGACATTCCGGCCTTATACGATCACCGATAGCCTGTTCCCTGGAACACAGTTCGCTCAAGAGCAGACCGACTCCCGGCTTGATTACTTCGAGGTCGAGAGGCAATTTGCCGGTGAGGAAGAAGACGACGAAGACTGGGAGAGCGTTGGCATCTTCCACACGCCTGCGTGTACCATCCAGACACTGTTTGAGAGAGCCGTTAAAGTAAGAATACGAGCGGTTTTGCGCGACGGTAAACGCACAGAGTGGACCTACTCCCCGTGGTTCAGTCTGTTTGGAATGACCGCAGATTTTTCAGACTTTAGTAACGCTCTATTCCTCGGTTTCGTCTAATGGCGCTATTTGGAAGAGATGCCAACGGCAATGATGCTTACATCGAAGCCTCCGGTGACGGCACAACTGCTAGTGGTTTCGTCACATACCACGACACCTTCACTCGCAGCCTGAAGTTTCGGGCCGTCAATCTGACAGCCAGCGGGGATGTGATTCCTGCAGTAGCTGGGGCCAAGCTCAGAGTGATGAGCCTGCTGATCAGTGCTAGCGCCGCGTGCAGCCTGAAATTCCAAACTGATGCCGCAGCTGATGTCAGCGGAACGATCTACATCCCCGCCAACGGCACCGTCTCGATCAGTAACCCACTTGGCCTGTTCGAGGCAGACACCTCCGACAAACTTAATGCCGTCCTTAGCGGCACTGCAAACGTAGGCATCACTCTTGGCTATCGCGAGGTGGTCTAATGACCCGCGTCCACGGCAGATTGTTCGATGACGGAAGGGACGGCATCCTCGTCATCAAGCCCTCGAAGCCCTTCTTTGGAGCTGACAAGTACGAGCGGCACTACCCAGTAACAGCCGGGGAGATCGATATTGAGCTCACGCCGACACCCCGAGGCGTTTTCTACAACGTCGGCTTCAAGGAGGAGGGCGACCTGCGCGATACCCCCTTTACGTTGCAGTGGCGCATCCCATCCACCGGCGAGATCGACATCACTCCCGGAGCTCAAGAAACAAAGCCAGGCGAAACCAGCAATAAGAGCAGCTATACCGAAATCAGTAATCGTCGGTTGGCCTCTGAGCTAGCAGAAGCTATGCAGCGCAACCAAGAACTGCAGTCGCAGGTGAAGCAGCTCAACGAACGCAATGCTCTGCTCACCCAGCGCGTCAGCGATATCGAGCGCTCCACCGAAGTAGCCCTGGGTATCCGTGATCGCGAGCTTGAAGAGCTCCGTGAAAGCCAAGCCCCCAAGGAGAAAACAGTCTTCCTTCGTGTGCCCGTCCTGCCTGGACCTCTGCAGGAGCGGATTACCCGACTCGAAGCCGAGAATCAAAGGTTGACAGCACTTAATGACACCTACTACAAAGCTGTTCTAGAGCTGAATCAGCTAAAGTTAGATAGAGCGCAGACAGTACATCTTCCGCAAACTGTTGAAGAAATACCGGATACTCCCCGGGCGCGCCTGATCCAGAAGTTAAG